ACGAGTGGTTCAACACAATTTGGTAACAGTAGTGATGACGTTCATGATTTCTTAGGTAACACAATAAGCGGTTCAGCAACGTCTACTGGTTCGTTTGGTTCGGCTCATTTTAGAGGTGTAGGTGGGGTAGGTATCGGCACAGTTAATCCAGCTAGTATGCTTCATTTACATGGTACTGACCCGATTTTAAGATTTCAAGATAGTGCCGGTGGTGATGTATTTGGAATTTACAATTCAGATAGTCTTGGTTTAGGGTTTTATAATTTTACAGATAGTAGACAAGATTTAACCATAGATGGTTCTGGTAACATAGGCATTGGCAATACAGCTGCATCTACAATAAATTCTGCAAATAATGGTGGAAGATTAGTCGTTGGAGATGGTAGTGGTAATGAAGGTATGACTATTTATAGTGGTAATGGTAGTGGTGAGTATGGTATACTTTATTTTGCTGATGGTACAAGCGGGGCATCTACATATCAAGGATGGCTAGCATATTTACAAGATGTAAATGCGTTAACCTTCGCTACATCAGGTTCTGAAAAAATGCGTATTACACCTGCTGGCAACGTAGGTATTGGCGATACTTCACCAACATCAGAAAGTGGATTTGGTTCACCTATTGTAAGGATTAAAGGTTCTACTAATCCGTCTTTTGTAATAAAAAATACATCAAGTGGTGGTGAAGGACTTATGTCTTGTGGTGATGAAGTAGGTTTGCAATTTGCTATAGCAGGAAATGCTACTGCAAGTCATAATGTAATAAAATTTAGAACTGGCAATACAAATAGTAATTTTAATTCTACTGAAAGAATGCGTATAACATCTGCTGGCAACGTAGGTATAGGACATACGACACCCCAATATGGATTAACAATGGCACAAGGTAATGCAGATGCTCAGAAAATTGGTTGGGAAGATGGTAGTAATAATAAAAGAGGTGCAATTCTTGTAAATAGTGACAATGATGCTATGGAGTTTATGACAGGAACTTCTGATGCCGTTAGGATGACTATTACATCTGGTGGAAATGTATTTATTGGCGATACTGCAAATGCAAAAGCTACTATAGGTCTTACAATAAATCAGGGTGCAAATGATGACGAAATTCTGGCTTTAAAATCAAGTGATGTTGCTCATGGAATGACCGATTTAGCAGAAACAGATACATATTTTAGTTTACAAAAAGCAAGTGCATCACAAGGTGGTGTAAACGCACAAGCCTTTTCAGATAATACAGAATACGCATGGTATATGCAAGGAGCTACTTTAGCTTCAGCAAATACTGCAAAAAGCACAAGTGCTGTGGGTGTTATTACTATGGCAGCAGCTACTAAATCAGGAACTGGTAGAACAGCCGTCACTACTAATGGAAATTTAGTTGTAATGAAAAATGACGGAACTACAAGATTTATTTTTGATGGTGAAGGTTCTGGTCATGCAGATGTAGAATGGACAACTTACTCTGATGAAAGATTAAAAAAGAATGTTGAAGATATTCCTTATGGTTTAAATGAACTAAATAAACTTGAACCTAAAATATATGATAGATATTCTGGTAAGATTGAAGATGGTAAAGTAGAATTAGAAGATAACTCATTTAGACAAATTGGTTTTATTGCTCAAGATGTTAAAAAGATAATACCAGAATTAATTAAAGATATTGATGAATCAGAATCTTTTTATTCTCTTGATGATGGTAAACTTGTTTCAGTTCTTGTAAAAGCAGTTCAAGAGTTATCTTCACAGGTAACAGACCTTAAAAAAGAAATCGAAGAATTAAAAAGTTAATATTTATTAAAAAGAAAGAAAGTAGATGAGAATACATAATCCATTCATAACTGGCAGTTTGACTGTTAGTGGTAGTAAGGCGGTAGATTTTACTGATGCTACTGGTGGTGTATCTGGTTCTTTTTCAGGTTCATTTAAAGGCTCTATCACAGCTGGTAGTGTTACTGAAGTATTACCAAGTGGAACTGTTAGTAGTTCAGCTCAATTAGCTAGTGATATTTCAGGCTCATTTACATCGGTAAGTTCTTCTATTTCAAGCAGAGAGACGACACTTGAGGCTGCAAGTGCAAGTTTTGAAACAAATAAAGCGACAAAGGGATTTACAATCGCAATGTCGGTAGCATTATAAAGGATAAGTAATGGCACAAGATTTCGAATCATTATTTGAAACAAAAATTACGAGTGGTAGTTTTACAAACCTCATGACAAGTAATAGTGATGATGCGGTGATAGGCATAAGGTTTGCTAATTTACATTCTGGTAGTGTGTCTGTTGACGCAAAAATAACCAGAAGTGCAAAAGATTTTCACCTAATTAAAAACGCACCAATACCAGCAGGAGGTTCATTAGAATTAATCGATGGTGGTAGTAAGGTTGTCATGTTAAATGGAGATGTTTTAAAAGCACAAGCAAGTAAAACAGGCTCAATTGACGCATTGGTAAGTTTCATTGACACAATAAGCGAGTAATAATATGGGATATATTGGTAGTGACCCAAAAACAAATCAATCGGTAAGTACCTCACAACTTGTAAACGATTCTGTAACAAACGAAAAGATTGTTGATGATGTTCAATTCAATTCGGTTACGGCTAGTTTTGTAAGTTCAAGTACAGAGATTGTTGGTAAGACATTTACCGGCACGTTTAGTGGTGCGTTAAGCTCATCCGCACAAATAGCAAGTACGATAAGCGGTTCATTTACCGCTGATAGCTCATCCTTTAGTACAAGGGTGTCCGATGTTGAGGCGGGTAGTACATCAAAAACTCTTGTTTCAAGTTCGGTTTTGAGTAGTCCATCACAAGGTACAATCAGACTAGCAACTAATGGTGTAAATACTGATGTTGACAGCGGACTTCAAACTGGTGACTCACCAACATTTACAGCTATTACCGTAAATACAGCTACAGTTACAGGAACACTAACAGCTCAAGAGATTCACACAGAGTTTGAAAGTGCTTCTATCCTATTCACGAGTGGTTCAACGCAGTTCGGTAACAGTAGTGATGATGTACATGAGTTTAAAGGTAACACGATAAGTGGGTCATCAACTTCAACTGGTTCATTTGGAACAATACAAGCAAGTGGAGTAAGTTTAAGTAACAACGACGCAGGAACTTCAAACACTATCTTTGGTAAGAGTGCTGGAGATGCTATTGCAAGTGGTGGTAATTATAATGTTGTTATAGGTGAAGAAGCTGGTGGAGCCCTCACAAGTGGCCAAAAAAATACAGCGGTAGGTTTTGAATCACTAAAAACATCAGCAGAAAATGATTTTAGTACAGCAATAGGATATCAAGCCTTAAAAACTCTCAATGAGGCTAACGAGGGTGAAAACACAGCAGTTGGATATCTCGCTGGAACTTTAGCTACAACTACAAAAAGAAGCACTTTGATAGGAAATCAAGCTATGGGCGGAGCTACATTAGTTGGTACAGATAATACTGTAGTTGGATATCAAGCTGGATATGATGCAACATCAGCGTCAAGTTCAGTCTTTATTGGTAGAGACGCCGGTGCAAATATAACAACTGGAAATGAAAATATAGGGATTGGAAAAACTGCGATGGGTTCATCCGCAGTAACTGGTGACCAGAACATCGCAATCGGAGCACGAGCTGGAGACCACATAACAAGTGGAAAAAGAAATGTGGCTGTAGGTACTATTTCTCTTGGAGGAAATACCGATACCACTTTTACTGGTACTGAGAACGTTGCTATCGGACACAGAGCTGGTGGTAATCTACAATCACAAGGTGATTTCAACACAATAGTTGGTGCTTACGCTGGAGATGAAATAACCGTTGGTGATAATAATACTTTAATGGGTTACGAAGCTGGAACTTCTATTAACTCAACGGATGCTAATGGTTCTGTTGCATTTGGATTTGAAGCTTTAAAACAATGTACAAGTGGTCAAAAAAATACGGCGATTGGTTATCAGGTGATGGCGGGTGCGATGGATGTCGGTGATTTGAATACCGGAGTTGGTTATGAAGCTCTGTATAGTCTTGACCCAGGCACCGATGGACACGGTTCAAATACTGCAGTCGGATATAGGGCTGGTTACTCTGTCACAACTTCAGAAAATAATACTTTCATAGGAACCAGTGCTGGTGGAGCTATGACAGGTGCAAACAACGTTGCCATTGGTAGGGAATGTGGAAATGGTGGTGGAGCTGGTTCAAATAATGTATTTATAGGACACGGAGTTGCCGCTGCTTCTAACTCAAGAGATGGTCTTGTGATAATCGGTGCTGAAGCTGGAGCATCATTACAAAGTGGAGATACCAATACATTTGTAGGATACCAATGTGGTACGAGTGTATCCTCAGGTGACCACAACACTTTATTTGGTTATCAAGCTGGTAAAGGTTTACATTCCGCCGGCTCACATAACACACTAATCGGAAAACAAGCTGGTATCAATGTAAACTCTTCTGGTGATGGTAATAATACTTGTTTAGGAAGTGAGACTGGTGATACATTGACAAGTGGAATTGATAACACGATTATTGGTGCTAATGCGGATTCTGAAGGTACAGGTACAAATAGAGCCATAGGTCTTGGTAAGAGTATTACAGCGGTACAAGATTATTTCACTGTAGGAAATGGAACTGACGATATAAGAAATTCTCATGGTAGTACAACTTGGGCAACTGTATCAGATAAAAGATTTAAAAAGAATATAGAGACCTCAACCGCTGGTTTAAGCTTTATAGAGGATTTAAGACCAGTCACTTACAACTGGAAAAATAAAGGTGAAATACCGAATTGGTCAAAGGCATATCAAGAGGGTTCGGAGGAACAATATAGAAATTCTAAACATAATCATGGTTTTATTGCTCAAGAGGTTAAGGAAGCGATAGACAATCATTCAGAAATCAAAGATGGTTTTGATATGTGGTATGAATTAGAAGGAAGTAATGGTCAACAAGAAGTTGGAGAAACAGCCTTAATACCGATATTAGTAAAAGCAGTCCAAGAGTTATCCTCCGAGATTGAAGATATTAAAAAAACTTGTAAGTGTATGAACGAGTAATATTTATAATGAAAAGAGAGAATAGATGCCATATTTAGGAAGACCAGTAACAAATGCAGGTCAATTTGAAATAATTGACGATATCAGCTCAGGCTTTGATGGAAGTGATGTTTCATTTACCCTACAGGTTGGTGGAACCGATATATTACCTGATGCGTCAAATGTGACGATTGTGCTTGATGGTGTTGTTCAGATACCATCTTCTGCCTATTCGATTACTGGTTCTACTCTTAATTTTTCAGAAGCACCAGCTGATGGAGTTGAGTTTCATGGTGTTCTAGCTGGTCAATCACAATTTATAGAGAGTGGTTTCATAACCAACACACACATTAGTGATTCCGCTAATATTAGTGGTAGTAAGATAAATACAGACTTTAGTGCACAGACGGTAAAGGCTGCCATATTTGATGGGATGGTTAGTGGTTCCGCACAACTAGCCGATGATATTAGTGGTTCATTCTCAAAGGAACATTTAGGAGCAAAAGTAGCTAACGTTGTAACAAGCTCAGCTCAGATAGCTGCAGATATTAGTGGTTCTTTCGGAAACCAAAGAGTAGGGACAAGTGATTCTCCGACATTCGCTGGTGGGACAGTCACAGGAGATTTTGCCGTAGGAGGAACACTAACAGCTCAAGAGGTTCATACAGAGTTCGAGTCAGCCTCTATCTTATTTACAAGTGGTTCCACAATCTTCGGTAATAGTAGTGATGACGTTCATAATATGACTGGTTCTCTAAACATATCTGGTTCATTTGGTGTAAATGATGGTAACGTACACATCGCTGATAAAATGATAGCTGGTTCTGGTTCTGGTTTTGGTTTTGGTGATACAAATCATTCATTTACTGTTAAGTCAACTGGTAATAACGCTGGTTTTTCAGTCTTGAGTTCGGCAGGTAGTGAACTACTTAGATTTATTCAAGAGAGCAATGATGCGGGTAAACTCGATATTTATGATGGTGGTTCTTTAAAATTAAGATTATCAAGTCACGCTAATGAAAATAATTACATTAACAATGGTGGCAAGCTTGGTATCGGCACAAATAATCCAGTAGAAATGCTTGAAGTCTATAATGCTACATCACCAGCTATACAATTAAACGATGGTGGTGATTATAAAGGTATATTTAGACTCGCTGGAAACGATTTAGAGGTTCGTGGTAGTAGTGGGGCTTTAGAGTTTTATAATGGTTCAGCTGATGGTGATTCTTCAACTCTTGCTATGACTATAGACAGTTCACAACGAGTTGCTGTAGGGAACACAAGTCCAGCCGCTGTAGGAGGATATTACGCTCCAAAGTTTAGTGTTGAAGGTGATGATTATAAAGGTGTAATCTCAGTTATTGAACATCAAAATGGTATAAGTGGTGGTATAGTATCAATAGGAAAATCAAGAGGTACAAGTGCTGGAGCAGTAACGATTCTACAAACGGATGATATTACAGGTAGATTGTTGTTTAGTTCTGCAGATGGTGTAGACTTTAGAGTTATTTCAGCAGAGATAAGAACATTAGTTGGTGCTTCACCTGCTGCAAATGACGTACCTGGTCATTTATTATTTATGACAAATGATGGTAGTGGTGTTGACTCTACTGAAAGAATGCGTATTGACTCTGCAGGTGTCTTAACAACAACAAGTGGTAGTGCGGTTTCAACTTTTACAAATCAACAAAAATATTACGAATCAAGTCCAGATGCAACACATCTTATAGTAAATAGTCCAGAGGAACACACAGTAACAGATAGCAACGCTAACTACAAAAGGATGAAAACCTTTATAGCTAATAGAAGTGGTAGAATTAGAGTAAAATGGGAAGGCAAAAATCAAAGTGGTACTTATTACTGGTCGTGGAGATTCTCAAAAAATAATGGTTCTACAACCGATACACAATATCCAACTTTAATGACACACCCTAATGGAGATAATGCACAAGGGTCTTTTGCAGCGGGAGTAGCTGAAGGTGTATCATCATCTACTCATGAGTACACAGAATTTGACGTAGCGTTGGATGGTGTAGTAGCGGGTGACCAAATAGAATTATGGCATAGGTCTGCTGATGGTAGTGGTGGACAAGTTACTGGTAATGGTCAGACTTTATATGCTAAAAACTTCGAAGTGTATTCAGATGTACCCAATGCACCAAAACACGTAGCACATCAGTATGGATTTACTTTAGAAGATGGTAACGCTCTCTTTGGTACTAGGTCAGTAACTACTACAAATGTTGGTGGTGCTACTTTTGCTCCTAACTCAGTAGGTAGAACAGTTTTAAATCTTGGTTCTGTAAACTACACATCAGAAATTGACGTTGTACGACTTTTTAATCAAAACGGTGAAGTAGGTGATATAAGAACAAATGGTAGTGGAGCTTCATTTAATAGTGCTTCTGATTATCGTTTAAAAGAAAACGAAGTTACTTTATCTAACGCATTAACAAGGTTAAATAACTTAAAACCTTATAGATTTAATTTTAAAGCAGACTCTGATACCACCTTAGATGGGTTTTTTGCACACGAAGTACAAGATGTAGTACCAGAAGCAGTATCAGGTACAAAAGACCAGATGAAACCAATACAATATCAACCTGGTGATGATATACCTGAAGGTAAACAAGTATATGATGTAAAAGAATACTCAACAACCGAAATAGACCCACAAAAACTGGATGCTTCAAAACTTGTACCTTTAATGGTAGCGGCTATACAAGAACTATCAGCACAAAACGAGGTACTAACAACAAAAGTAGAAGCTTTGGAAAAATAAGTAATATTTATTTAAAAGAGGTTTTATGAAATACGCTTTTCTCATTCCCATATACAATACCATAAGTGGTAGATTGTTACCACAATTCTTACATCTTCAAGATTGGTGTCGTAGTTTAGATGGAGAGATATTTACCGTTGTTGGTAGGACGCATGTGGATGCTAGAAATTGGTTATGTACGAATGGTGGTGGTTATGCGAACCCAACAAAATTAATTGACAATTTCGATAATTTGGTGTGGATAGACGCAGACCAACAATTTAACTATCAACAACTCTGTACACTATTAGAGAGTGGTGATGATTTTTGTAGTGGTTGGTACATAAAAGAAATGAGTGGACTTGCGATGGTAGCAGATTGGGATGAGGACTACTTTGAATCTAATTTACATATGAAGTTTTATCATCAAGATGAGATTAGACAAAGGGAAGAACCATTTGAAGCAAGTTATTGTGGTTTTGGATTCACAAAGGTCGCATCAAACATCATAAGAGAGTTAGAATATCCTTATTTCAGACAAAGAATGGTAACCATCGGTGACCATAGTGAGAATTGTAGTGAGGATGTCTCATTCTGTCTTGATGTTTGGGAAAAATGTGGTATAAAACCAACAATTTTACCACAATTAAGGGTAAATCATTTAAAAGAAATGTATATTTAATATATTTATATAAAATAGGAAAAAATTATGTATCGTATAGTAAAACAACTTCATCCAGCACCAAGTTCAAGTGCAGACCCATATTGGGCATCAAGAGATGTATACGTTGCAAAGTTGAGTGGTAGCGCAGAGCAGGTTTGGGAGTACAGTACTCAAGCAGCGGCTACCGCTAAAATGAATGAATTAGAAGCGGCTGATTCAACCGAAAGAAAATATAAAGTTATTTTAGTCTAACAAGTATATACTTATATATTAGTAAACAGAAACAGTTATAGGAGAATAATATGTCAGAAGACGTAAATATAAAAGAAACACCTTTGTCTGAAAGTGAAAAAGAACAACTATCTGAAGTGGTTCAACTTAGTCAACAACTACAGAGTGCCTTTGGTAATCTATCGATAAGAAAAATCCAAATTGAATCAGAGGAAGAAGTTTTAAAACAAGAACTTTCTAAGAAAAATCAAAAAGAAGCCGAAATTTCACGTAAAATAAATGAAAAGTATGGTGTCGGTTCGGTTGATTTACAAAAAGGTGTTTTTATAAAACAAGATTAATTATGGCAGAAAAAATAAAATTTAATGACGAAGAGTTAAAACAACTAGAATCATTACAGAACGACTACTCACAAAAACAGGTGGAGTTAGGTCAAATTCACGTACAAAGATTGTTACTTAACCAACAATTAGCAGAATTACAAAACCGTCAATCAGAGATAGAACAGCAGTATATAGAAATACAAGGTAGAGAAAAACAAATGGTTGATGTACTTAACGAAAAGTATGGTGCAGGTCAATTAGATCCTGAGACTGGTGTTTTTACCCCTACAAAATAAAAAAAAGTGTCCTAAAAGGTGTTTTTAGGATATTTTTTAATATTTATTGTAGACATTTACTTTAATATCAACTAATTAGGAGATTACCGATGGCTGAAAGAATCGTCTCGCCAGGTGTATTTACAAGAGAAAAGGATTTATCCTTTCTACCACAAGGCATAAGTGAAATAGGTGCAGCTATCATCGGGCCAACCGAGAAAGGCCCTGCATTCACACCAACACAAATAACAAGTTTTCAAGAGTTTGAAGAAATTTTTGGAAACTTAGACCCAAGATTTTACACACCATACGCTGCTGAGGCATATCTTAAAAGCGCTGGTGTAGTTACAATCGTTAGAGTTTTAGGAATCGGCGGATATCTAGCTGATACTATAGAGCTTAGAATACAAAGTAGTGGTTCTGGTTATTCAGAATTCACACAATCAATCGCCGTATTAGCACCATCACTTGGTTCAAGCGGTGGTGGTGACTTATCAAAGTCAAAACTTGTCTCATCAACATCATCCGCTACATCATTTGATTTGGTTGTAAGTGGTAGTAACGTGACTGAAAGAACCTATTCTTTATCATTCGATACAGGTAGTTCAACGCATATAAGTAAGGTATTCAGTTCAAGTCCTTTATCGACCAAAGCTAACGGAGCAGCTGGTGAGGTATACGTATACAAGAATTATAAAACTAGACCATTTGATGTAGTAGGTGAGACAGGTGTCGCACTCGCAACTATGTCAGCTTCCATTTCGGTTACTGACAATGGTTTAGATTTTAAGAGTGGAACAAATACTGTCGACGATGGTGGTGATGCTTCAGATACAACATGGACTGGTAATAAGGACTTCCAATTTGCAAGAACACCTTATATTCAATCCCAAAACTTATCTGGCGCTAGAGAAGATTTATTCAGAGTATACTCAAGAAGTCATGGAACTGACGTAAATTCTAAATTTAAAATAGCTATTTTAGATATTGTTAGAGCAGATGATGTTGCTGGTTCAGACTTTGGTACATTTGCTATACAGGTTAGAGTACATAATCCAGATGGAATTGATGATGACACAATCTTAGAGACCTTTAATAAGTTAACATTTGACCCATTATCACCAAACTTCTTTGCTAGAAGAATCGGTGATAGATATTCAGTCATTGATGATAATGGTAAAAAGACAGAATATGGAACATTTCCAAATGTAAGTAAACATATTAGGGTCGCAGACTTTAAAAACCTCGTAAAAGATGGTCAATTTAAGTTAGATAAAGCTTTAGTACCTATGGGACATGGTAAATTACAAAACCCAACACCAGGTGGTACTACAGTTCCAACTGCAGTAACTCAATCTAATCAGTTAACAACTGGCGGTATTTATGACCAAAATATTTTCTACGGATTTAATTTCGCAAATGAAATCTCAAGACAATATCTTGCTCCAATTCCATCATCAGCAACACCAGGTAGTAACGTTACCATGAGTCTTGAAGACCAATTTGGAACAGACGAGGCTACAGAATTAGGTGTATCAACATTTGCAGATGCTACAGAACAGATTTCGTTGACAAACTCAGCTTTACAACAAAGAAAGTTCATAGTACCTCTACAATTTGGTTTTGATGGAAAAAATCCAGCAATAGATTCAAAAACCGCAACAGATATAGTAAATACAAATACGCAAGGATTTGATTTATCATCAACAACTGCTAGTGGTTCTGTCGCATTTAAAAGAGCGATTAACACCATTTCAAATCCAGATGAGGTTGATATAAATCTATTGGCTATACCTGGTGTGATTCACGGATTACACTCGACTGTAACAAACCATGCTATATCAAAGATGGAAGCAAGGGCAGATGCGTTTTACATAATGGACGCAGCTGGATGGAGTGATACAATCGAAACTGTCAAAAATACAATAGTAAATCTTGATACTAATTACGCAGCTGTTTACTACCCATGGGTACAAGTTGTTGATTCAAGCACAGATAGTCCAGTATGGGTTCCCCCATCAACTGTATTACCAGGTGTTTATAGTTTCAATGATAGTGTCGCACATGAGTGGTTTGCACCAGCCGGTTTGACAAGAGGTGGTTTGACGGATGTATTACAAGCTAATGGAAAATTGACACACGCTGAAAGAGATGATTTATATGAGGCAAGAATAAACCCAATCGCTTCATTCCCAAATCAGAACGTGGTGGTATTCGGACAGAAGACACTTCAATCAAAACCATCAGCGTTAGATAGAATCAATATTAGAAGATTGTTGATTAGACTTAGAAAGTTTATCGCATCATCTTCAAGATTCTTGGTGTTCGAACAAAATACACAGGCAACAAGAAACAGATTCCTAAATATTGTGAATCCTTTCTTAGAGTCAGTACAATCCAATAGTGGATTAAGTGCTTTCAGAGTTGTCATGGATGATTCGAATAACACACCAGATGTTGTTGATAGAAATCAGTTGGTAGGTCAGATATTTATCCAACCTACAAGAACCGCAGAGTTTATAGTGTTAGACTTTGTTGTTCAACCAACAGGCGCTTCATTTCCTGAGTAATTCAGTAACATAAATCGAAAAACATTAAGCCCCATTTAACGATGGGGTTTTTTGTTTGACGTTTTTGTCGAAAATATTTTAACATGATATTTATTAATGAGTATCAAAGAAATGACTTTTTGGAGACAATGAATGGCTACATTAGACCCTAATGAAATAATGTTTACCCCTTTCGAACCGAAAACTAAAAATCGGTTCATTATGTATATTGATGGAATACCAGCGTATCTGATAAGGGCAATGAACAGACCACAACTTCAGTTTGAAGAGATAGTTTTAGACCATATTAATGTGAAAAGATATGTCAAAGGTAAAGCTGCATGGCAACCTATTGATATCACATTATACGACCCGGTTGTACCAAGTGGGGCGCAATCAGTTTTAGAGTGGATTCGTTTAGGTCACGAATCTGTAACAGGTCGTGATGGTTATTCAGATTTTTATAAAAAAGATATAACCTTTAATTTGTTAGGGCCAGTTGGTGACGTTGTTGAGGAATGGTTACTAAAAGGAACCTATATTGAGAACGCTAACTTTGGTGATTTAGATTATGCATCAAGTGACCCAGCTGAAATTACCCTAACACTTAAATATGACTACGCAGTCTTACAATTCTAATAGGAGAATAAAATGAGTGAATGGATAGCAGCAAATTGGGAGTATGTTTTAGTAGCATTCTACGCAATTGAAAAGATTGTAAAACTTACACCAACAAAATATGATGATATCTTATTTGATGCGGTTCTTAAACCAATCAAAGAAAAAATGATGCCATCAAAATAAAATAGTTTTTCAGAATAAAAGGTTATAGTTATAATTGGTTTTAAAATTATTCAAAGGAGTAAAAATAAATGTCTGAGTACAAGTTCCCTACTGAAATAGTAGAGCTTCCGTCAAAAGGTCATTTTTACGTTAATGGACACCCCCTATCATCAGGTAAGGTAGAGATAAAATATATGACAGCGAAAGAAGAAGATATCTTATCGTCAGAAAATTTAATCCGTCAAGGTGTAGTAATAGACAAACTATTGGAAGCATTAATAGTAGACAAGTCAATAAAAGTAAATGATTTATTAACAGGTGATAAAAACGCTATCATGGTAGCCACTAGAATATTAGCTTATGGAAAAGAGTATAATTTTGAGTATGGTGGTGTAGAACAATCAGTTGATTTAACAGAATTATCAAATAAAGAGGTAGACCTAAGTAAACATACTAAAGGCATCAATGAGTTTGATTTTAAGTTACCCAACTCAAAAAGAGAGGTAAAGTTTAAATTACCAAATGGTCACGACGAAGCTGCGATTGATGAAGAGGTTAAAGCCATGAAAAAAGTTAATGAGACTGTTTCAACAGACTTAACGACCAGATTCAAAAAAACGATTATTTCCGTTGATGGTAAAACGGATGCTTCATTCATAAATAAATTTGTCGATAATGAATTTTTATCAGTCGATTCATTAGCTCTGAGAAAATATATTCAAGAAATACAACCAGACATTGACATGACCGCAAATGTAAAAGATGTCAATGGGGAGGAGATAGAGGTGACGATTCCAGTCACCCTCCGATTTTTTTGGCCTACCGCCAACATATAGGCGAGACCTACACGAACAAATATTCCAACTTATGATAAATTCAAAAGGTGGTTTCACCTTTACTGAATTATACAACCTACCGGTATATCTGAGAAGTTTTTATCTCAATAGATTAAATAAGTATTATCAAGAAGAAGCCAAAGAGATTAAAAAAGAGACTTCTAAGATGAAGTCATCTTTTAGTAAAAAGTAATATTTATTATTGAAGTGTTTTAATTAATCGGAGATTACTATGCCAAAATACAAAAATCTAAAACCTGAAATTATAGAGAGTTTTTTAGACAAGATTTTTGCAAACGCCGCAAAAAAAGCACAAAATGATGCTATCAAAAAATTAGCTAAAAAAGATAAGACCTTTGCTAAGAACTACGATACCCTCGTTAAGTTAAGGGATAAAGTCGAAAAGGATTTAAAGGCTAAGGGAATCGATATTGATGATGAGGGAAGAGAAATTCTTAGGAAACTTTAATGTCTATTGAAAAGGTAACTCAAGAACGTTTAGATATAGCTCAACAATTAAAAAATGAGCTAGAGGATATGAAGAGTATCCAAAAGGACAGCGGAGATTTATTATCTAAACAGCTTGGTCTTTACAAAGACGCTGCTGTTATAAACGATGACTTGTTAGCAAAAGAAAGTTTAAAAAGAAACGTTTCAAATGATTTCGCTAAACAACAACTGAAGACGATTCAAGGTCAAAACATAATCAGAAAGAACGTGGCCGCACAATTAGGTGGTTTCAAAAAGCTTATCGCTGGTGCAAAAACATTTAATTTAGTATTAGCAGCAAATCCAGTCATAGCTATCGGAGCAGCCTTAGTATTCGTTCTGACTTTAGTAAGTAAAATTAATAAAGCCCTAGCTGAGACAAGAACAAATCTTGGTGTGAGCGCTGTTGAAGCGGCAAAGATAAGATTTAGAGTTGAAGCTACTGGCAAGGCTCTTCAGGTTCTTGGTTTGGAGGCTAAAGATGCACAAGAATCTTTCGATGCCATAAGACAAACATTTGGTGGTATAGACCAAGCATCAAGTAAATTTGTATTCAATTTAGCCAGAGCACAACTTGTGACAGGCGCCACAACATCACAATTATCTGACTTATTAGCCATACAAGAATCGGTTACCTCATCCAGTAGAGAAACATTATTAGCACAATTGAGTACGGTATCAGCGGCTATCAGATTAGAGGGTGTCGCACCAGATGCGGTCTTTAGACAATTAGCTGAAAATGCAGAAGCTGTCGCACTAAGTATAAATGATGGTGGTGACAATCTTATAAAGGCAGCTATACAAGCTAGAAAACTTGGTGTAGAATTTAGAACAGTTACGGGCATCGCTGATAAATTATTAGACTTTGAATCATCGATTGAGAGTCAACTACAGGCTTCAGTATTATTAGGTAGAGAGATAAACCTTGATAGGGCTAGACAACTAGCTTTGAATAATGATTTGGCTGGAGCGTTAGAAGAAGTGGTCACACAGGTCGGTGGTGAAGCAGAATTTAATGAATTGAATAGAATACAAAGACAAGCCTTAGCAGATAGTGTTGGTGTTAGTGTACAAGAATTATCAAGACTTGTCAGAGATAATGGTAACGCCGGTATAGAGGGTGTGGCCTCATCATTTACAGATGTTGAAAAATATCAGAACGAATCAATTAACTTACTAAACCAAGTCGTTAGAAATACTGACAAGAGTGCAAAAGCGAATACAACAACAGCGAACGAAGTAGGTGGAGGATAATTAATGGCATTAGTTGAATTTACATCAGATTTAGCAGATATCAATAGTTTCGACCAACCAGATAGGAACGTTGAAAAAGAAACGTCCAATTCGAGTGCCGTAGATGCGAAGAAAAGAAATAAATTTTTAGATATAAAAGGAGATTTCGTATCACCTTTTAAGTATTCTGAATTAAATAAAGCTAAACCGATTAGAGAAGATTTAGGACGTAAGTCATTTGAGAATAATAATTTTAGGGGTGAAAAGGGAAATCCATCCACGTTTAGAAGTAATATTATTGATTCGAGAGGAAACAAGGCTGTAAACTTTGACCCAAATAGACCTTATACAATTGATAGAAATTCAGAACTCTTAAAGTTACATACCAAAGATAACTTTTTAGAAAAACTTTATGATAGAGCCCTTAGTAATAGTGATGAGCTAGGACTAAGAAATAATTCAAAATTTTCATTTGACCAACCATTTGTAATCAGAAAGGTTGACAACAGATTAGGCTTTGGTGGATTAGAACAATTCTCACAAGATAACAGAGTTTTAAAATTTTTAGATACGGCCGGTGCAATTGTTAATAATGTAGCTGGTTCGATAGTAGGTAGGTCACCAAATGAGTTTATCGGTGCATCGATAAATTCATATGCAAGAACCATTAAGTTTTTAATAACATCAAACGGAATCGCTTTTCTTGCTAAGCAACAGGCCTTAAAAAGTAGAAACCCAAATCCACTTAGAGGCTCAGTTAGATATAATGACGCTAAATTTGACTCAATACCTACAGGCCCATTAGCACAAAGTGAGAACCTACAAAGATATAACTCGTTATCATTGGCTAGTATACCAGGCGTTACGAAATTAAACATAAACACACCTGATTTAGGTCAATTTGTCGCACCTTACATCAATACAATAAAAGACGCTATCGTTCCACAAATAACTGATTTAGCAAAAGGTGTTGGTAAAAAGGTAATTAAATTTGGAAAAGACGCTCTCGCTCCCATCGCAAAATCAGCAGCCTCATTTGTTGGTGGTGGATTAAAATTTATAGGTAGTAAGTTACCAAACATACCAAAACCAAATATTAATATTTCTATTAATGCACCAGCTTTTATAGATACAGCAGGACTCAAAGAAAAAGTTGGGGTTATAGCTAGTCAAGTCGCATCAGCAGCAAAGGCTTTTAGTTTTGGTAGTGGGATATTTGATAAAAAATCATTAGCTGCGTTACAAGGTAGGCAGGCTGTTTTAAATATGGGTGCCGACCCAACAAATCTAGTCCCTTATGGTTCAGATTCATATCAGGGAGTTTCTTATGAAAATATAGACTTCATACCTTTCAGTTTTTATGATGTGGTGAATCAAAAAAGAATTGTCTTCAGAGCTTTATTAAGTGGTATTACGGATACGTTCTCACCTGAGTATTCATCAGAGAGGTATGTAGGAAGACCAGATAGTGTTTATGTTTATCAAGGCACACAGCGTGAGATAAGTTTTACATTTGACATTTATCCACAGAGTGATAGGGAGATGATTACGCTTTGGTCAAAAATGAATTATTTAGCTGGTCTCTGTTATCCAACTTATGAGTCGACTGGCGCGGGTGGTGGTCTTGGTATGATTGCTCCATTTGCTAAGTTAACGATTGGTGATATGTACAGAAACACTTCAGGTTATATTTCCTCACTAACTTATACTGTTCAAGATACAGGCACATATGAAACAACATTCGCAAAGTTACCAAAGTACATACAGGCTAATTGTTCATTTACGTATATAGGGGATAGGTTACCAAGTAGTACACAAAAACATTATGAAGCTGAGTGGATTGGTGACGAGGATTATGAAATAGATTCTAGTTCGTTATTACGTGAATTAGCAGGAAACGCTCTCTTAAATAGGATTGATTCTAATAAATTAAAAGATAAAGCAAAAAGTAAAGTATTAGGTCTATTATGAGATATCAAAATACAAAAACTAAAAAATCCAAAGAGGGGTTCGAGGTGTATAGTACCACCTACTATCCTACAATTCCAATTTCCGATTCAGACACATTTATCCTATCCAAAGATAGTTCACGTTTAGATTCTTTAGCATACGAAGCTTACGGAGATAGTAAATTGTGGTGGGTAATCGCAAAAGCAAATGGTATCAGAGGTAAGATAGCTCTTAAAGCTGGACAGTTATTAAGAATACCTGGTCAAATCACAAAAATAATCGACGACTTTGAAACTATTAATGAAAGTGGTGATGCAACATCATCGGCCGGAGGTGGTTCGACGGGTGGAGGAGGAGGAGCCGCTGGTGGTGGAGGCGGTTACTAATGTCATTTCTAAAACCAATCAATAAAAAAATACAAAAAAGACTTTTTCAAAAAATGAGAATATTAGGTCGTGAGGGTAACTCACCTAATGCGACAGTTAATGTAGATGGACTATCACTTGATAAAATGGCTACAAGGAGCACTTTTATCAGAATGACATCTGGACTTAGAGAGCCTATTGTTTTAATGGGTGGTGAATTGGTGGAAACGGCTGATGAAAATTTCAATATACAACGTGATACTGCTCAAGGTTATGATGAAATATATGGGCCAAGACCATATCTAACGTATGATTTACAAATTAAGGGAGAAAACAAGTTTCGACGACCGATGCCAGGTATCAAATCCCTTGATGCACAATTTCTCGGTGGTAACAAAGCTTTAAGACAAGCAACAATCAATTGGACTTGTTGGTCATTTGAGGATATAGATAGGCTGACCCCACACTTTTTATCCGTTGGTAAGACGGTGTGTGTAGAATGGGGTTGGGTCTATGGTAATAATGGTCTTAGAAATGTAAGAGGTTTCATAGGGCCAAGTGGTATTAGAAAATCAGCTTATGAAAATTATCGAGAGGTAGTAAATGGTATGAAAGGGGATATCGACATGATGGTTGGTATCGTCAAGAATTTTGAATTTAATACGAGGTCTGATGGTGGTTTTGATTGTACTACGACACTTACTAGCGTTGGTAGTGATATGTTAAAGAAACCAGCACCCGCTAAAGGGGCAACCAACATGACTGTTAGATTAAATGCTAAAAAAGGTGAAACCGCTAAGGAACTAAAAGAAAAAATAGAAAGTGATAACGTAGAAAAGAATGAAGTAGAGATAACTTTAAAAAATATGATATCAGAGATTGATGAGTTCTTGTTAGACCAAATATCAACATTTAACACTAAAGGAGCAGCTGACGGTGGTTATGTAAAAGGAACGTCTGAGTTAAACTATAGCGGTACCGGAAGATACAGATACGTTCGTAATTCTTTTTTGATTGATGGTAATAAATCTGCTGGTAAACCTAACGATGTTTGGGTTAGATGGGGCTGGTTTGAGGATAACATATTATCAAAATTTGAAACAATTATAGGTGGTTCAATAATCAAGTCGGAGATTAGGTCTGTGGATAATGTTTTAGATAAAATAACAGATAAAGTTATTGGTTACACGCCGACCTTAATTAGAGATGATGAAAATTTAGAAACCACAAATCCGTTTAAATTTATCCTACCAGGCAAATTTTTCCCATTAGATAAAAACGCAATTAGTGAAGCTTATAAAAAAGCGGTGGGTGTAGAGCTCTCAGGAACATATGGAGATAAAACTAAATTAGTGGAACTGGCTACGGTTGTAAACGAAGATGATAACTTTCAACCCTTTAACGCTGCAGAGGTCAAGGGTATAGATATTGGAAGACCAGACCGTGGTGTGTTCAGAAATATTTTAATCAACACAAAATTATTAAAAGAGGCTATGGGAGTTTTAGAGGGGCCGGGTGTTGAATCATTTTCAACATTTGAGTTCTTATCAAGAATGTTTGACCTACTTAATGAGGATATTGGATTTTGGAACTATCAAATTCAAGCTGATGAAAATCAAACTTATAGATTGAAAATAGTCGATACGTTTGCCGTGGATAAGCCTATATTAGAAGCAGACCCATCAAAACCCGCGTTGGGTGACTCAACAACAAGAAGTGTGTATGACCCCTCATTAAATGAGGTCGTTAATAACGGTATATTCTATTTTCCTGTGTGGCAACATGATTCATTGGTAAAAGACCAAAACGTGAGTTGTACAATACCGAATCAACTAGCTATTTCAATAATGTATGGAGCCAACGCTCCAAAAATTAAAACAGGTGGTGCAACCGAAAATGAGGCTAACGACGAAGAGAGTCAGGCAGCTGCAGGTATTGGTAAAGCCGCAAACGATGATGGTGACCTAAAGGATTTACAAATAGCTTTACATAAAGATGGTTATGAAAACTACGGTCTTGATAGTACACCATTATCGGCTCCATCAGCAAACACAATTGGCCCACGACAAGATTTTGATACATATCCTGAGTATAAAACTGGTCTTTCAAGAAAAGGGTACAAGCTTAATGTATCAATAAAAGACTTTTTTAACACAACAAGTGTTAAGGAAAGAACCGCTGATAGAAAAAAAGAAAAACAAAAGAAGAAAGATGAAAAGATAAATGCTTCGGTTGATGCTAAATTACAATCTGACTTGGATGCACAGATATCAGCTGCTATACCAACACCCCTATTTAATAGATTAACACCTGAACAAAGGATACAGGTCTTTAAAAATGTTGAATTTAATGGTGTGAAAGTTGATGACAAAGTTCTTAATTTAAAACCACAGAGTAATTTTGCAGAATTATATTTTACAAAATTTGATGCTGATGGTAGGATGAAACAGAACTTCATTGATAGCATCGTGTATAACGTAACATATAACACAAAAACAAAGTCTACAAAAAAAGTTAAACAGAGTAGCACGGAGTTGGAAAAACCACTACTTCTACCCATATCTTTAGAACTATCAATTGATGGTATAGGTGGTATATTTCCATTTGAATCATTTCATTCTACTTATCTACCAAAAAGATATCAGAAAGAGGCTTTATTTCAGATTTTCTCAGTAAATCACACGGTTGATTCTACACAATGGACAACAACAATCGGTGGTAAAATGAGGTCTAACTTAAAAACAATTTATAAAACAGAAATAGTTGAAAACCAAGTAAAAGAAGTGCTAGACCAACTTCATGCAGCACAAGCGGCATCCTTTGCGGAGGAATTAAAAGAAAAGGTATTTGAAGATACTGATAGTGATACAAGAAAAGCTAAATTAGCAGAAAGTAGACAAAGGCTTGTTACAGCAAATCAATCTAGCGGAGAAAATGGTGAGTGATTTTAGCCAAATACTAAACAACAGTGAAAGAATAATACCAAATCTACAAACAGAGTTTAAACAATTCAAGTTTTTAGATAGTGAGGGTTTCGTGCCAGCTAACGTTACCTACACAGCCTATTATACAAAAGATAAAATTAAAATATATCTGACAGGTTTACCGACTACACCAAACAGTCGTAGGATTAAACCTGTAGTTGAGAGCGATAACTTTGTAAAATATCAAGGATTAAAAAATTTAAGCAGAGAAAATTATCCAAAACCAAATCAAATAGCTCCAAGTAAGAGTGATTATGATGTGGGTGAATTTATTAGATACTTTTGTAAAAACGGAAATGGTGAGGGAGATATATTTGAGATATCAAAGGAAACGTTTGATAGTCAGAGCACCCTCTACTTATATTACGAATTATCATGGGTTATTACAGGTAAGAGGGTGGATGTAAGACAAAAAAATATTTCTACATTAAATGCTTTGTCCTTAGACCTCCCAAGAATAAAAAATTACCTTGACCCCTTACAGTATTGGAAGCCAAATAGGAATTCGGTTGATGATGTACAAAAAAAATTATCTTTTCTAAAAAGTTAGTAATATTTATATAAAAATCAAGGTTATAAAATGAAAATAGATGTATTAGACAAAGGATACATTGAGGTTGTTGATTCGTTAGGTGATGACCTAACACCAGTAAATGCAGCTCGTGTATCATTCGGTGGTCGCTCAGACAAATTCACAAATAAAGATAGAAAACTATCTAAATTCTTAATCAAACACAAACACCATAGTCCTTTTAGACATCAAACCATTCAGGTCATAATAAAAGCACCAGAGTTCGTAATGAGACAATGGTATAAACACGTCGTTGGTATTGAAACCACATCAAGTCACGTTACTAAAGACCACGCTTGGAATGAGATTAGTGGTCGTTATGTCCCTTATGATGAGTTTTATGAACCAACAGAGTTTCGTAAACAATCAGACGATAATAAGCAGGCTAGTGATGGATTGGTAAACAATCAAGCTCACGTACAAAGGATTTGGCAAATAGGTCAGAGAGAAGCAATATCAGCATACAATGATTTACTTGAAAATGGTGTCGCTCGTGAACAAGCTCGTAGTATCTTACCACTTACAGTCTATACAAAAGTGTGGTGGACGGCATCATTCCAATCCGTAATGAACTTTATAGAACTTAGGGATGAGGCTACTTCTCAAGTAGAGATACAAGAGTATGCGAGAGCTATGAAAAAAATTATGTTGACTTTCTTTCCAGAAACCACTAAATTATGGTTCGATGATAGTAGAGAATAACAAACAGATAGAGATTTTTTTAGAAAATTATAAGACAAAAGATTGCATAATCATACCCGTCGAGTCCGACTCTAATAAACATCCAAAACAAACATCTTTAAGCTTTGTTTACGTAAACACGTTTGATGATGAATACGTTCTGCCAATAAATCATAACGATTGTCTTAACATAGAGATATTGAACATGGAATCGGATACGCAAAAATATACTTATGACAAAAAAAAGTTATTGCATTTTTTAGATTTAACGAATGTAACCGACGTTAATATGTTAAACTATATGAACACAGGCTTACCAATCGAGATTGATGATTTTGATACAAACGCTCATAGTTTCTTAAAAATGAAATACTACAAGAAAGATGATGTGAATAACGTAATACCAATCATGAAGCACATCGAGAGATGTAGGAATATTGTCACCCTACTCAAAGATAAGATTGAAAAAAACATTCAATATGTCAATTTGTCATACAATAATCAAATATTAAATGATTTACGTTATATAGAGTCAAATGGTATACAAACAACGGCTGGTAAGGTCTATAGTGAGTATAATCTGTATACCTCAACAGGTAGACCAAGTAATAGATTTGGTGGTATCAACTTTGCCGCTCTCAATAAAAAAGATGGTAGTAGAAAACAATTTGTAAGTAGATTTAAGAATGGTGTATTGGTTGAGATGGACTTTGATGCATACCATCTAAGGTTAATTGCAGATAAAATAGGCTATTCATTTCCAAAGGGTTCAGTACACGAACATATGGCTAAGTTTTATGGTGTAGGTTATGAAGAAGCAAAGACATTATCATTTCAGTATTTATATGGTTTCATCCCACAAGATGTAGTACAAATGAATCCATATTTCAGCAGAGTGGAAGATTATATAAAAAACTTATGGAGTGAGTATAATTCGAAAGAATTTATAGTATCAGATATTTATAAAAGACAGATATTTAAGAAGAATTTATCAGATATGAACGCAAATAAGTTGTTTAATTATACAATACAACTTATGGAGACAGAAAACAATATGAGAGTGTTATCAGCGTTGATACCTGAGATTAAGGATTACAAGAGTAAATTAATACTTTATTCTTACGATAGTTTTTTACTTGACTTTAATATGGAAGATGGTTTAGATTATCTGGTGAAAGTTAAGAAGATATTAGAGCAAGATGGTAAATATCCCGTAAAAGTAAGTTGGGGTATAAACTATCACGAAATGAAAGATATCACGGAGAAATTCGAATGATTGAAAAAATATTAAAAGATTGGGTTAGTATTGTTGGTAAAGAGCCCGATTATAATAATGAAGACCATTTATTTGCATTAGGTTCAACGTTAACAGAGCAAGGTTGGGATTCAGATTCCATAGGTATGTTATTACAAAACTTAAGAGAAAGAGACCTTGTTAAAAATAAAGAGAGTGGTAACGTATATCCAGTTCAAAAACACAATCCCTCGACACAAGATTTAATAAAGAAAGATGCAACAGATGATGATATTGCTAAAGCTGAAAAAGGTGAACCAATAGATACCGATGATGATAAAAAAGACACCGAAGAAAAATCAGTTGGGTATCAATACAAAAAAATTAGTAAAGTCGATACACTTAAAGAAAAACCATTTACTGAAAGTTTAGAAACATCAGATGAAGACTTTGAAAAGGCTAACGAAAAAACAAAGACTCCAAGAACATTTAAAATGTCAGAACAATCAGAAAAAGCTTTAAGTAAAATTCCAAGTAAATATAGAACATTATTGAATAGGGTTATGAATACAGCTGCATCAGTTAAAAATCCAAAAACAGGTAAAACTGAATCTACTAACGTAGGTGGAAAGTTAGGTTTTTTTGGCGTGGGTGCAGGTGGTGCTGGACAATCAAAAGCACAGATGGGTGAATTAATGACAATGATGTTTTCCACTTTAGATACAGAGGGTTTGTTTGGTGAAAAACAAGACGGATTACATCAAGGTGGTTTATTTCGTGATATGATAGACCATTTGGATGAATTACAAGGGCAGGGAGTAAAAACCCATATTGACTCATCTTGGGTTAGGGCAGCGATGGAAAATCGTTCAGCACTAATGGCTTACATGAGAGAGGAACAAGGTGAGGGTTATGAGGTTGTTGCAACTGCTTGGGATGTAAGAGAAGAAGTTGAAGCGTTGGGTTTAGATTACGATAAAAAACAAAATACAACAGATATGTTTATGAAAGTTAGAGATAAAGATGGTAATGAAAAAGTTATTGAAGTTTCTCTAAAAAAAGGATTCGCAGCTAACTTATATAATGGTACAATTGGTGATGTCATAAAAAACGCTGACACAACTTTAAATGTAGACGAGTTTATTGAAAAGCAAAATAATAGTTTAGACAATAATTACGATAAAAAACAAAAACAGATAGTTTCATCTTTGAATGGTATTAGTTTAGGTAGTCAAGAATCAGAAGATATTATTGATGCAGTAGCACAAAAAATGGGTAAAGATGATTCAACACGAGGACTTATCAGAAAACAACTAGAACATTCATTACCCAAGATACAAGAAGATTTAATATCTAATCCAGATTTAAAAATTGATAGAGATTATATTGGTAACGTTACCCAAGCAGGTGTGAAAAAGGGTAAGTTTACAAAAGAAAAAAGAGGTGTTAACAAAATTATGCTGGCTTTATTAGAAACTGCTGGACAAGTAAATGAGAATATAGCTGGCGCCGTTCAAAAACATAGACAGATTACAAAAGACTTTCAAGATGATGCTATAAAAGAAATTAGTAAAAATGAATCTTTTAAAGCTGCAGTGTTAGATAAATGTAAAGAAAATTTACCACTTCAAGATATTTTAGAGGGTAAAGAAATAATGGCTGCTGGACAAACACCTGTAACAAGAAAATCTTTAATAGATATGTTTGGTACTGATAATTGGGATGAAGTAAAACAGAAAACATCAGTTGATGCAGGCCCACCCCCATCATTAGTTTATAGTGGTGATATAGAGGGAAAACCACCGATAAAATTTGCAAACATAAATATTAGAGAAGATGGTCAAGGATATAGTGGTGGACCTGGTAGTATTAAATTTGAGATTAAATTTAATAATAATTTTAGAGATAATGCAAGTAATAGCGCCGATGATATATACACCGAGTTCAGACCTGAGGGCGGTCAGATTCCTATTAGATATAAAAAAAATAAAAAGAGTAATTAATGAAGACTCAACTACTTTGCACATTTACCCAAAAGAACAATCTAAATGATGTCGTAAACTTGGTGATTGAATGTAACACAATTGTGTTCGACAAGATTTATGTGTTTGAAAATGGTAATGATAGTAATCAACTAATATGCACGTATAACGTTGAATACGAAGAGGACTTCGTGCAAGGTAGTCACGACACAATATCCTTACACAGAAAAAAGATGACCAACACATTATACACTATTAATGCCCTCAATGATTTAATCAGAGAGCTGAATGGTGGAAGATTAGATAAGAGCTACCAAGTAAATTGGGAAGATTATCAGAACTGCTTACTATTAACAAATGAAAATGGACTAAATAAAATACCAACTAAAATTTACACAATCGTCGATACTAAAACTTGGAATAAAAAATAGTATTTACAAAAATTACTTTATACTTATATACGAATCAACAAATGATTCCACTAAAAAATAATAAATTAAATAATAGGAGATAAAAAATGGACTTAAACGCAATAAAAAATCGTCTTAGTCAACTTCAGACTACAAACAACAGAACATCAAACCTTTGGAAACCATCACCTGGTACACAGGTTGTAAGGATTGCACCTTACAAATTCAATAAAGATAATCCTTTTATTGAATTATACTTTCACTATGATTTAGGTGGAAAGAATTATCTTTCACCAATTTCTTTTGGAAGGCCAGACCCGATTGAAGAGTTCGCTCAGAAATTGAAGTCAACTGGCTCTAAAGAAGACTATCGTCTTGGAAGAAAGATTGAAGCAAAGATGAGAACCTATGCTCCAATCGTTGTCAGAGGTGAAGAATCACAAGGTGTGAAGTTTTGGGGATTTGGTAAGACGGTTTATCAAGAGTTATTATCCATTATAGCAGACCCTGATTATGGTGATATCACAGACACAACAAGTGGTCGTGATGTTTCTGTAGAATTCAAAACTGCAGAAGAAACAGGCGCATCGTTTCCATCTACATCAATCAGAGTTAAACCAAACATAACACCAATTACAGAAGACGCATCGCTACTTGAGACAATCAATAATTCTCAGAAGAATATTACTGAGATTTATCAAGAACGCTCATATGATGAGTTGACAGACGCTTTAAATGAATATCTAAACGGAAGTTCTGAAGAAGAGAAAACCGAAGAGGTAACTGAAAAAGCTCAAAGTTCAACGGATGCGAAAGCAGCAGGAGACGCATTCGACGATTTGTTCAATAGTTAATCTTAAAAATCGGAGAAAAATATGTCTACAAGAGACGAATTGGCTGGTGTCTTAGCGGATACCATAAACAAACAATTCAAGGATATGAAGGTTGCTTACTTCCTTGATGGTAGTGATACTACACCCACCGACATAAAAGATTTTGTGTCAACTGGTTCTACAATGTTAGACCTAGCAATATCAAATAAACCAAATGGTGGTATTGCGGTCGGTAGAATCACCGAACTAAATGGACTTGAGAGTAGTGGTAAGTCACTAATCGGAGCTCATATGTTAGCGGAGACGCAGAAGAAAGGTGGTGTTGCAGTTTACATCGATACCGAAACAGCTGTTAGTACAGAGTTTCTATCAGCTATTGGAGTCGATACAGATAGTATGTTATATCTACACTTAGAAACAGTAGAAGACATATTTCATGCAATCGAAGAGATTGTCGCAAAAGTAAGAGAGAGTGATAAGGATAGGTTAGTAACTATACTTGTTGACTCACTCGCCGCCGCATCCACCAATGTGGAGATGGAATCCGACTTTGATAAAGATGGTTGGGCTACATCCAAAGCGATTATCATTTCGAAAGCAATGCGTAAGATTACCCAAATGATTGGGAGACAACAAATAGCTTTAGTTTTCACTAATCAGTTGAGACAAAAGTTAGGTGTAATGTTTGGAGACCCTTGGACAACAAGTGGTGGAAAAGCACTACCATTCCATTCATCAACACGTATCAGATTAAAGAATACAGGTCAGATTAAAGATAAAAAGAATAATACTATCGGTATGAAGATGAGAGCTCAGGTCATTAAGAATAGACTTGGCCCTCCAATGAGACACGCCGATTTTGAACTTTACTTTGAAACTGGCATAGATGATGATGGAAGTTGGCTTAAGGTAATGAAAGACCATAGACTCGTAAAGCAGGGTGGTTCATGGTATACCATGGACAATCACAAAGGTAAAGAGGTTAAGTTTCAATCTAAGGATTGGAGTGAACTTCTAAAAGATGAAGAGTTTAGGTCACATTGTTATGACTTAATCTGTAGCAAGGTAATCCTTAAATACGAAAAAAACTTTGGCATTGATGATGTTGTTATTGAAGAGGAGATGAGTGAGTAATAAACGATATCTTTCAATGTTCGAAGAGATAAAGAAAAAAGGTGGTTCACTTGACGGTGGTGAACCCAACGATAAGGTGCTTATTATAGATGGTCTAAATACATTTATCAGAGTATTTAGTGTTATACCAACTACTAACGAAGATGGTGTGCACGTTGGTGGAATAGTTGGTTTTCTTAAAAGCATTGGTTATGTGATAAACATGGTTAGTCCCACCAGAGTCATCATAGTGTTTGATGGTAAAGGTGGGTCTACCCGCCGTCGTAAGATATTACCAGAGTACAAACAAAATAGAAAAACAAAATATCGTGTAAACAGAACTTATGATTTTGCATCTCAAGAGGATGAAAAACAGAATATGATTATGCAGTTACAAAGAAGTGTAGAATATTTAGATAATCTACCTGTAACAGTTTTATCGTATGATAATATTGAGGCTGATGATACCATCGGTTATTTAGCAGAACAAGCTTTACCAAAATCAGAAGTGATAATTATGTCGACTGATAAAGACTTTCTTCAGTTAGCAAATGGTCGTGTGAAAATATGGAGTCCCACTAAGAAGAAGATGTACAATGATAAATCAGTTTTTGAAGAGTTTGGTATATTTTCAAAGAACTATATATGGTACAGAGTCTTAGATGGTGACAAGTCAGATAACATACCTGGCGTTAAGGGTTTAGGTTTAAAAACAATTAAAAAAAAGTTGCCATTTTTGGCAGATAGTGTGATATGTAATATAGATGATATCATCGGAGTTTTACCAGAATCAAAAGAAATCATCGAACGTAATTATAAATTAATGCAGTTACATGAAGTAGACATATCTGGTAATACGAAAACAAAGATAGTACAAAGAATAAATGAACCAATAAATCAGTTGGTTAAGTATAAGTTTGAAAAGATGTTTTTAGAGGACAAACTATTTACTGCTTTACCAAATCTAAATACGTGGTTATTAACTAATTTTAATCAATTAAATCGGTACGCAAAGAAAACACATGAGTGAAACTTTAGTAAAATTTGGAACTTCATTTCAATCAAAGATAATAGCTTCATTATTATCTGATAAGAAATTTATACAAACAATAATGGACATTATAAAGCCATCCATGTTTGATTCAGATTCAAACAAGTGGTTGGTAAAACATATTCAAGAATATTATTTTGAGTATAAAAAGCAACCAACGTTAGAGGTACTAAAATGTGGTGTTGAAGAAATCGATAATGATATATTAAAATCAGGCGTAGTAGAAAAATTAAGAGAGACTTGGAAGCACATCGAGGCTACTGATTTAGATTTTGTTCAAAAGAAGACTTTAGATTTTTGTAAAAATCAAACACTAAAAAGCGCCATATTAGAATCGGTGGACTTATTAGAGAATAAAGATTATGATGGTATAAAAAATATTATTGATGAAGCTATGAAAGCTGGAACTACGAAAGATTTAGGACATGATTATATTGAGTCTTTTAAATCAAGACTTGAAGAGTCTGCTAGAACCACAGTTAAAACTCCTTGGGATGTTGTTAATGATATTATGGATGGTGGTTTAGGTGCAGGTGAATTAGGTGTAATAGTTGCGCCAGCTGGTATTGGTAAGTCTTGGACTTTACAATCTTTAGGTAGTAGTGTTTTGAAAAACAAAGGTGTGATAGTTCACTATACTTTAGAATTGAATGAGAACTATGTAGGTTTGAGATATGATTCTATTTTTAGTGGTGTGACTACAGCAAATATCAAATATCATAAAGAAGATGTTGAGTCTAAAATAAAGAAGTTAAATGGTAAGTTATTAATAAAATATTTCCCAACAAAATCAGCTACAGTACAAACAATAGGTTCACACCTAAAACAGATAGAACTAAGTGGTATCAAGGTTGATATGGCTTTGGTTGATTATGCAGATATTCTAATGCCTACAGGTAACTTTAAAGAAAAAAGACATGCGATAGGTAATATTTATGAAGACCTAAGAGGTTTGGCTGGTGAGATGGAGATTCCGATATGGACAGCATCACAGGCTAATCGTTCAGCATTAGAAGAGGATGTTATTGGGGCAGATAAGGTGGCTGAGGATTATAGTAAGGTCATGACCGCTGACTTTGTTATGAGTATGAGTCGTAAGGTCGAAGATAAGATAGCTAACACAGGTCGTTTTCATGTTATAAAAAATAGGTTTGGTATAGATGGTATCACATATCCAGCGACCATAAATACTAACATAGGTCAAATTCAAGTGTTCGAAGGTAGTAGTCAGTTTGGTAAAGAGGCACAAGGTAAGATGAATAATAGTGAAGAGTTTTTAAGAAAAGAATTAGCTAACAAATATAAAGATTTTGGTAAAAATGTTGACGGATTTGAGTAAAGAGTCTTATATATATGATATTTATTTTTGTTACAAAAATGAGTTTACAAGGAGTATTTTGAATGGAAAATTTTAAGTTATCAGAAAAGTTTATAGACAAGTATAAAAGGAAAAAGGCTCCTTTTGGTTTTAACGGATTAGGTGAGTTGGTTTATATGAGAACCTATTCACGAATCAAAGAAAATGGAAAAAATGAGAGATGGTGGGAAACTGTTCAAAGGGTTGTTGAAGGCACCTACACAATGCAAAAAAATCATATCGAATCTCATCAGTTAGGTTGGAATGCCTGGCAAGCACAGAAGTCTGCTCAAGAGATGTATGATAGAATATTTCACATGAAGTTCTTACCACCAGGTCGTGGTTTATGGGCTATGGGAACCGCCGTTACAGAAGAGAAAGGATTGTATGCGGCTTTAAACAATTGTGCTTTCGTATCAACAAAAACACTAAAGGAAGACTATTCAAAGCCATTTTGTTTCTTAATGGATGCAAGTATGTTAGGTGTTGGTGTAGGATTTGATACAAAGGGTGCTGGTGAAATTATCGTTAAAGGCGTTGATGAAGATAGAGAAACTACGTACGTAATACCAGACACTCGTGAGGGTTGGGTAGAATCTTTGAAATTACTATTAGAAAGTTATTTTCATGGACAACCTATGGTTGAGTTTGATTACTCAAAGGTAAGACCAGAAGGTGAACCAATCAAGGGCTTCGGTGGTGTGTCAAGTGGGCCTGAACCTTTAATGGAAGTTCATGAAGATATCAGAGAAGTATTACAAAAGAACAGTGGAGAACCAATAACAATCACAACAATAGTAGACATAATGAATCTTATAGGTAAATGTGTTGTCGCTGGTAATGTAAGAAGAACAGCAGAGATTGTATTCGGTGACCCATACAACGAAGAATACTTAGATTTAAAAAATTACAAAGTAAATCCACATAGAGACCAATATGGTTGGACATCAAACAACTCAATATTCGCAGAGTTAGGTATGGATTATACAGAGGTTTCTAAGAGAGTTGTAGATAATGGTGAACCAGGTTTTGCTTGGTTAGATAACATGAGACATTACTCAAGGATGAAGAATGGTGGTGATAATAAAGACCATAGAGTTATGGGTGGTAATCCTTGTTTAGAACAATCATTAGAATCATATGAGCTATGTTGTCTTGTAGAAACATTTCCAAACAATCATGATTCATTAGAGGATTATCAACGTACCCTTAAATATGCATATCTGTATGCTAAGACGGTAACTCTTGGTAGAACTCATTGGTCGGATACAAATAGGGTTATGTTAAGAAACAGACGAATCGGTTGTTCAGTAAGTGGTGTCGCTCAATTTATTACCAAACGTGGTATCCATGAATTAAGAGATTGGTTAGAGGGTGGTTATGATACGATTCAAGAATGGGATAAACAATATTCAGATTGGTTTGCAGTACCAAAGTCAATCAAGACTACCTCAGTAAAACCAAGTGGTACGGTATCTCTTTTAGCAGGTGCTACACCAGGTCTTCATTATCCTGAATCACGATTCTACATTAGAAGAATCAGATTATCAAAACATTCAGAGTTGATTGAACCACTAAAAAAAGCAGGTTATAAGATTGAACCAGCATTTGGTTCAGAGGACACAACAATGGTTGTAGAGGTGCCAGTAGATGTAGGTGAGGGAATACGAACGGCGGGAGAACTCTCTATTTGGGAACAATTTAACATAGCAGCTTTTATGCAGAGACATTGGGCTGATAACCAAGTTAGTTGCACAGTGACGTTCGACCCACAGACAGAGGGAGAACAGATACCTCACGTATTAAACTACTTTCAATATCACCTAAAAGGTATTTCATTATTACCAAGACATGATTGGGGTGCTTATCCTCAAATGCCATACGAATCCATAGAAGAGAAAGAGTATGAAAAGCAAATTAAAGGTCTCGGTAAGTTATCATTCGGAGTAATCAAGAATGAAGAAGCAGAGATAGATAAGTTCTGCAATAATGATAATTGTGAAGTACCATCTCTTACAGGTGATAATGATGACCAAGACTATGCAAATTAAAATTTCACATACAAATAGCGGACAGGCAGTAGACACACCTGTGAAAAAATGTGTCGTTCATAACAATAACAAGGAGATTCGATATGAAAAGTCGTAATCTAATTGCTATGATGATGACTCTACTCACACCGATAATGTTGTTTTCACAATCGGTAACAGGAAAAGTTACATCAGAAGCAGGAGACCCCTTACCAAATGCTAACATTGTTGTAGTAGGAACCGAATTAGGTACAATTTCAGATGAAATTGGTACATTTGTACTTGATTTAGGTGCTGGTGACTACACAATTACAGCGACGGTAATTGGGTTTAAACCACAATCACAAACCGTGAAAGTAACAGAAGCAGATACAGATTTAATGATGGCTTTTGTTCTTCCACTAAACGTGATTGAATTATCAGACGTTGAGGTTTTGGCTTCAAGGGCTGATGATAAAACACCTGTTGCTTACACAACTGTAAGTAAAGAAGAGTTAGAAGTTCGTCTTGGGTCACAAGATATTCCAATGGCTCTAAATACTACACCAAGTGTATATGCAACACAACAAGGTGGTGGTGCGGGTGATGCTCGTATCAATGTTCGTGGATTCAATCAAAGAAACGTAGCAGTTATGATTAACGGTGTTCCCCAAAATGATATGGAGAACGGATGGGTTTATTGGAGTAATTGGGACGGAGTAGCAGATGCAGCTAACTCTATTCAGTTACAAAGAGGTCTATCGGCTGTTAATTTAGCTACACCATCAATTGGTGGAACTATGAACATCATAACAAATCCAGCTGGAGCTGAAAAAGGTGGTAAATTCAAACAAGAAGGTGGTGCAGGTAATTTCTTGAAAACTACTTTTAACTACAATACTGGTTTGATGATGGGAGACAAGTTAGCATTGAGTGGAACTTTGGTTCGTAAGACTGGTGATGGTATCATCGACGCTACTTGGACAGACGCATGGGCTTATTATTTAGGTTCTAGTTTTCAGATGAATGAAAACAATAGATTTGAATTATATGCAATTGGCGCTCCACAACGTCACGGTCAAAATCTGTACAAACAGAATATCGCTACTTACTCACAAGAGTTAGCTGGTGATGTCGATGGATATGATGTCAATGCTTTTGCTGACGGTGCTAAGTTCCAAACAGAAGGTGGTCGTACATTTAATCAGAATTGGGCTACTGTAAGTTCAGACTATACAGGTAAACAATATTGGTATATGTATGGAGTTGGTGGACTATTTGGTGGTGGAAATCAAGACAGATATAACTCTGGTTTCTTAAATGAAAGAGAAAACTTCTTTCATAAGCCATTAGTAAACCTAAACCACTTTATGACTATCAACGAAAAGACAAGACTAAGTTCAGTATTGTATTGGAGTGGTGGTTCAGGTGGTGGAACTGGTACATACGGTTCATCATTTAGAAAACCAGCTGTAGATGGTGAAAGGTGGTATAGAAGTTCACCATGGGGTTGGGATTGGGATGCAGCTATTGCAACCAATTCAAACAACGTTGATGCTAACTTTGATGCGACAATGAATCGTTCAAAGGGTATTCTTCGTAACTCAATCAATCGTCAAGATACTTATGGTTTGATTTCAAAACTTAACTATGAAGTTAGTGACGAACTTGAGATTCAACTTGGTTTAGATTGGAGAACTGCAGGTATAGAACACGCTCGTGAAGTTCGTGACTTACTTGGCGGTGACTACTATGTAGACTATGCTGATGATAATGCACCTGATGGTAAAAAGGTCGGTTTAGGTGACATCATCGCTTATCACAATCACACTACAGTCGATTGGATTGGTGGATTCTTACAAGGTAACTACACTAAAGATAAACTAAATGTTTATGGTATGGGTGGAGTTTCAAGTATCAAGTATTCTTACCAAGACCACTTTACAGTTGCTGATGAAGTGATTACAGCAGATGCTATCTCAACTTTCCAAGTTAAGGGTGGAGCTATGTATGACGTAGATGATAATGTTAGTGTATTTGCTAACACAGGCTACGTTCAGAAACCACCTATCATGGATAACGTAATCTACTTTGATGGTACAGTCGCTTCAGACCCATCTAACGAAAAGTTCATCAGTTCAGAAGCTGGTGTAAACTTCAATACTGAGAATGTAGCAGTTAAAGTGAGTGCTTACAATACTGATTGGATGGATAGAAACCAA